CATATCTGTAATCAGATTACTAATTTTACCCATCTCCGTCTGGGTGTTTTTCATTAGTTTAAAAGTTCCTTCTTTTTTACCGCCATACTCTAATATTGGATCAAATCCCTCAAGACCTTTTAGTGGTGGAGTAGATGTTATTTTAACTTTACCCCCAGTAGGTATAACCATAACCGTATCGCCATCGAAATCAGCTCCCGATAAACGGGCAGCAACTTTACTGTTAATTCCGATAGCATCTGCTGGAGTGTTTCCCAAAATCCTACGAGCTTCAGCATGTTTATTATTAACGATTAGGATTGGAATCTCAAACGTTCCACCATGAGGAAATCGTACAAGTGCTACTTGTTCGCCATTTTTATAGTTAGGAGCATATACTTCATTATCTTTCATAGACGTAATAGGTAATATTACCTGATACTTTTGTCTTGGTAAAGCCGCTGCCTGTAAATGTATAGCGGCGGCATCGCAGTCGTCGGAAAAAGACTTTAATAGCACTTTTTTAACTGTCGGATTCGTTAGCGACATGATCTCATCAAATTCTGCTTGTTTATCAGCCGATGCCAAATTAAGTTGTTTTTTTATCAAAGTTATACTTTGTTTAGAAAGAAACTGGGAGGGTAAATTTTTACTCCATTCGCCCCAGTCTCCTTCTTCAGCTCTCTTATTAATAAGCGATAGTTGACGTTTTCCATCCTTGTCAATGTAATAGCTTTGACCTCCTGCTTTAATCAAAGAACCGAAAGGATTATCAGGATCATTTGTAATGTTCTTTAATACGTCTCCTTTAGGGGTTCCTAGTTTTTTATTGGTATTAAAAACGATATCAACTCCATCTGGTATATTGTCAGAGTATACAGCCATTCCTTTCATGTATTTATTGTTGTCTACCAGAATACGAACTTGTGCGTAATGGGATTCTCCTAAAGAAAGATCATCTACTCCTCTTCGAATCTCAATTAAACCGTCTTTGTCTATCCCGCCTTCTTCCGCGTAACGGATTTTAATACGTTTAGAATCCATACTTTTTGGATAAACAAAAGTGTCGAAAGTATCGCCACCATCATGAGAGACGTAGTCTCTAAGAGAATGAACTTTGCTAAAATCGTATATCTCTTTATGTTCAGTTCCNGGAGGGCATAGGACTTGAATATTGGTTTGNTTTCCGGGATTAGTTACTTGGGGAACTCCTCCTCCATAAANCTTATAACCTTCCATNTCCAAAATATAAAGAGCCTGTTTCATTTTTTCTTTAGAGATTCCTAATTCACGCTCAACACCAACACCAACGTCGATCATACCTTTTTCATCAACTTGTTTCTTTAAAAATTCGGCAGTTTTTCTAGCNTGATTCATGCGAGCTTCAGCATCTTCGTTAAGAAGGGAGCGAATCGACGAGTCGTTTTTATAACCCATCTTTTCTGCAATNTGATTAAGAGAATATCCCTTCTCTCTTAAACTTTTAGCCGTGGCAACTTCGAGAGATCTTCTTTCATCTTTTGCTAATCCGACTTGTGTTCTGAGCTGAGTAGTTGTTAAACCCATGTATTCTGCTATTTCTTTCTCGCTCATACCGGATTTTTTTAATTCATTTACTCTGCTGAGAAAATCACCGCTACGCTGATANGGGTTTTTACCTGAACCCCAAGGATAACGTCCNGAACGTCTCGGCATACCGTAATGTTTTAAAATATCTTCCGCAATGGGATTCATGTTTTAACCCTCCTGTTCTTTGATTTTATTGATTATTTTATCAAAGGTAATAATCTTATCCATGATTATTTCAATATCCTCTGCTGTGGGTTTATGGTGTAAGATTTCGTCAGACTGATAAATTCTCAATTCTATGTCAATATCCGAAGGTTTAATTCTGTATTCTAAACAAAAAAGAGCAGCATATATTNNAAGCTGTTCCATTCGTGCGGGGNTAACGCCTGATTTATANTCGTGAATCCTTAACAAATTATTTCGAAAACAAATTGCATCGGCTGTTCCAAAACAGTTCTCGGAATAGAATAAAGGTTGTTCAACTGTCATTCTAAAACCGATTGCATCATTCACATACATGTTTAAGGTTTTTCTTGACTTCGGTAATTTTTGTCCAAGTCTAATNCATTGAGCTGCAAAGTCGTGTAANATCGTACCTCTTTGTGCTGCTGTAAATTTCGAATATGCTTCAATTAGTTTAGTTTCATCGTAATTAATCCAATGATATTTACTAGCACCAAGAAACGCATGTTGTCCCTCAAGATTTAAATGCTTGTTGAAGTTCATGTAATACCTCCTCTTTATTCTCCGGATATATAAATCTTGAGAATGACATCTCATCCATAAGACCAACATAGTATTCTTGATTTGGCTGCTTCTTAGCACCAGCGCGCTTTTTACATTCTAGGGAAGCCCACTTATTTTTATATAAAATAAGCAAGTCTGGAATTCCCTGAATTTGATCCATTTTAAAAACCATACATCCCGGAAATAAATCTTTAAGATTTTCAACAAGTCGATCTTGAAAACCACTTTCCAGTTTAGAACATCTTGCCACAAGCAGGCCTCCTTTCTTTTAAAAATGTGCAAACACAAAAGAGAAAGTAAACGCCGGTCGCGTTTTATTCTTCTCTCTTCATAAAAGGGTATGTTTTTTTCGCGAAGCTAAAAAAATAGCCAAATAAAAAATGGAAGAACTTTTAAAAAATTTATTGACATTTAAACTTATTTGTGGTAATGAAATTTTATTATAAAATAACAGCTTTTTATGCTTGTGGTCAAAAGCCCACTTTTTTTCGTTAATTATATATATATATTAAACTTTTTATCGCAATTAAATAAGAGAAAAAAGTGGGAAAGTGGGCAGAAAGCCCGCAAACCCGCATGAATACGGGGTTTTTCCAAGCCCACTTTTGTTTTTAAAAGTGGGCAGAAAGTGGGCAAATGGCCACTTTTTCTCCCAAAATCGTCCGAAAACGCTTCAAAATTCTAACCAAAAGTGGGCATAAACTTCACAAAACTGGCCAAAAGCCCATTTTCCCAAAATAAAAGTGGGCAGAAAGTGGGCACATTTTTAGCTTATTTTAAAGATTGTACGGACATAAAAGTAAAAATAAAAAGGGCTAGTTTCTTAAGCTAACCCTTTTTACTTAATCATAAATCTATTCCGTCCAATAATTAACTGTTGTTTCTTAGATACCGAATCACAATCCAAACAAGCCACAACCCACCCGTACAAATCGTAAGAACAAAATCAAAAATAAGACCGACAGTGCTACGCTTTCTCGTACCTCTGTTCATATTTTTATCTCCTTTCGATAAATATAATAAGAGAAATAATGAAAAGATTATTAAGCAAGACAAAATCACTATTTCAATCACCTCCAATTTTTCAATTTACATCTCTCATGAAATAAATTTATAAATTTCACTAAGACCAGAATACTTTTTGTCACCTTTTACAAGTGTGGGCGCCTGCATAATACCAAGTCTTTTTACAAGCTCCACATTATCCTCGGCTAATATCTTTTTGAAAGCTATATTGGCTTCTTTTAAAATTTTCTCGGCCTGTTTACAATTTGGACAAGTGCTGGTAGTGACGAGGACTAATTCTTTATGAGTTTTGTTAACATTGTACGTACGACGGTCTTCAAACTCCTGCACCTTTCCGTCATTCCAATTCTGAACCGGTCGGTAGTAACCTGTAATACGACTGTATATTTCAGTGCCCTCACCACAAACCGGACAAGACTTTACTTCTCCGGCTAAATATCCATGGTTCTTACAAATAGAATAAGTAGGGGAGAGGGTATAGTAAGGAAGCTTGTAGTTTTCGGCAATTTTACGAACCAGATTAGCAGCCGATTTCCAATCAGGAAGTTTCTCACCAAGAAAAGCATGAAATACGGTTCCGGACGTATACAGTGTTTGAAGTTCATCTTGAATATCAAGAGCCTCAAAAATATCATCAGTATAGCCTACAGGCAGATGGCTCGAATTGGTGTAATACGGAGTCCCGTTTTCATTCGCAGTGATTATGTCTGGATATAACTTCTTATCATGCTTAGCAAAACGGTATGCTGTAGACTCGGCAGGTGTAGCCTCCAGATTGTAAAGATCACCATAAAGGACCTGGTAATCGCTTAGGCGCTCTCTCATATGATTCAGGACATCCTTAGCAAACTGCTGCGCCTCAGGAGTAGACAAATCTTTACGCAGCCATTTAGCATTAAGCCCCGCTTCGTTCATACCAACAAGACCAATGGTAGAGAAATGGTTATCAAATGTTCCCAAATATCGCTTAGTATATGGATACAGACCAGCATCCAAAAGCTTAGTAATAAATGTCCGTTTAACCTTAAGAGAACGAGCGGAAATATCCATCAATTTATTAAGCTTAACATAAAAATCCTGTTCGTCCGTAGCCAGATAAGCAATTCTCGGAAGATTAATTGTCACTACTCCAACTGAGCCTGTAGATTCACCGGAACCAAAGAATCCTCCAGATTTCTTACGAAGCTCTCTCAGGTCAAGTCTAAGCCGACAGCACATGGAACGTACGTCGCTCGGCTTCATGTCCGAATTAATATAATTAGAGAAATATGGAGTACCGTACTTTGCTGTCATTTCAAACAGAAGTTTATTGTTTTCCGTCTCACCCCAGTTGAAATTTTTTGTAATAGAATAGGTTGGAATAGGATATTGGAACCCGCGTCCGTTGGCGTCGCCTTCAATCATAATTTCAATAAAGGCTTTATTAACCATATCCATTTCCTTCTGACAATCGCCATAGGTGAAGTCCATTTCTTTTCCGCCGACGATAGCCGGGAGATTAGCCAAATCATCTGGAACAGTCCAATCAAGAGTAATATTACAAAACGGAGCCTGCGTACCCCAACGGGAAGGAGTATTCAATCCAAATACAAATGACTGTATACATTGTTTAATTTCTTTCTGTGACAGATTATCCACCTTTACGAAAGGCGCTAAATATGTGTCAAAAGATGAAAATGCCTGAGCTCCGGCCCATTCATTCTGCATAATACCTATAAAATTAACCATCTGGTTACAAAGCGTTGAAAGATGGCTTGCGGGAGTAGAAGTAATTTTTCCGGCTACTCCACCAAGTCCTTCCTGAATAAGTTGTTTCAAGCTCCAACCGGCGCAATATCCGGTCAGCATCGATAAGTCATGCAAATGAATCGCGGCACTTCGATGTGCGTCGGCAATCTCGCGGTCATAAACATTTGATAACCAATAGTTTGCGGTTACTGCGCCTGAATTAGAGAGAATAAGACCTCCGACAGAGTAGGTAACAGTGGAGTTCTCTTTTACGCGCCAATCATTAAGACTAATATAATTATCAACCAAATCTGTATAATTCAAAATGTGTTCATCGTTTATCATAGAGTCAAATTTCCTTTCTTAGATATATTTTAAGAAAAAGAAAGAGTCCTTGTTTAGGACTCAGTCTCTCTTACCTCTATTAAATTTGGATTTGATTCTTTCTTTTATCTTTTCTTGATTATTTAGAACAAGACTTCCACCGATAAGAACTGCATAAACTGCTACATTAAGTAGAATTATTTCCTTTCTGTACATTTTATTAAATTCTTTTTTCGGTTCAACCACCATTGTTTTATAATCTTGAAACATTTCTTTCATCATATCTGTGTCCTCCTTTTTAATATTGGTTTCCATAATAGGATGTGTAAAATTCGTGTACAATATCATTTTTTTTATCGTAATCGGTCAATTCTTTTGGAGTTACCCAAACAATATTACCGCTCTATCTTGTTT